GTGAATATCACCTCTTTCTCGCTTCTGGCCAAAAACCCACTTTTATTCGCAAACTATTATATATATTTAAACTTTTTATCATAATAGTTTTGTATTAAAAGTGGGAAAGTGGGCAAAAAGCCCGCAAGCCCGCATAAATACTGGGTTTCTTCTGGCCAAAGTGGGGTTTTAAAAGTGGGCAGAAACCGGGCATTTGACCACAAATCTGACCAAAATGACCGATTTTTACCCAAAATTTTTCAAAAATAACCGCCCTGGTCAAAAATAAGTGGGCTTTGGTCAAATTCTAAAACCCAAAAGTGGGCAGAAAATTGACCTGCTACTACAAAGATTTTTAACCTAGATTAGCTAAAATCGATCAGAAATTACGTCTCTGATACGGCAAATTACGTCTCATGGCAGGCTTGTAATTGTACGTAGACATCTTAGAATCAGACACACGCTTTACAAATTTATGCTTCCGACCGGTGCAAATTTTACGAGTCTCTTCCTCAGAATCATACATATATGCGAAGGCCTCATTCAAAGCTTTAGCCAGTTTCTCCATCGGTTCCAAAGCTTTGTTCCACGCTTCCACCAGATTTTCACACGCTTTCTGTAATTCTTCCATAGTCGTCATAAACTCTCCTTTACGTCATAAACACGGTTTAATGGTACTTTGGTAATTTCGCCGTCCTTTTGAACCATTGCATAGTTACCGCTCCAAAAACCAGTTCCGATCTGCAATAATTCGTAAGTATCAGTATTTAATTTACATTTACCGCAATCGTCAACCACATTGAACATTTCTTGAGTAGCTACACAAGCAGAACATGTCGAGCGATCGGGTCTTACCTTACAGATTTTCATCGCACCTACCTCCAAACCTTTCCTGTTCTATTGTCTTTAAGTACAACTCGACCCTCGATGTGGAAATCTGCCAATTCACAAAGCGAAAACAGAGTGTTTAGTAATTGATGAAACCTCACGTCGTCTTTGTCTTGTTCCTGCTCCACATTCTTAATTGCATTGTAAGCTGTCGGATCGTTGTAACCCTCTGCGTTTTTTCTGTCGTCCTTAGCTATCATCTCTACCTCCCCATCTCATAGAATCGTCCATCCACATGGCAGCATTTATAACAGATAGAGCAATATATCCGCCAAAAACAAGAATAGCTGCCAAGATAATAATTCCTAAAATTACAAATATCATTTACTTATCCCTCCACTTCTTCTAATCGTACGCCGCCGTACACCCAAAGATCTTCTTTGAGCTTGTCCATATCTAACTCATCGTTTTGCCACTTCTCATAATATTCGAGAACATGCTCTGTAAACTCCGGAATCCGCTTTGCATATGTTTTTGTCCAATAGTGATCCATCAGCACTTCAAGCGGCAGAGTAAGCAGAAGAATCATCGCCTGATTGATAGCATCGTTCGTAGCCTCCTGCTTAACTCTATCCAATTCACCAGATATCTTTTCTCGAACCAGGGCATCTAACTGAGCTTTTGTCAGATTGTATGTAGCGGTTTTAGATTTCTGCTCGCACTTCTGCGCTCTTCTCCTTTCAGCCCTGCTCATATAGCCGTCTCCTTAATAAACCCAGTTTTCTCTTGCCACAAATAACGAGATCCCTAACATAAGCATAAATAAAAAGAACGTTGCGTCATATTCAATAGGGACTGTCAACGCTCCAAGTACAATGGATATAAGTCCGACGACTTTGTTTTTAATCAAATCTCTTCTCACCATTATTTTTCTCCTCTTTTGACTTTGCGATGCCATCTGCTACATCATCCATTTCTATCATAGCCCCGGATTCTTTGAACTGTCCGTATGCTCTGGCTGTGGCACAATGCTCAATACACTTCATGACCCTGTCAATCAGTGCATAGAGGCATACATAACCAATAAGAAACATGATTATAATCTGAATAACTGTAAAATGCATAAATTTAATCCTCCCATTTTTCAAATAATAAAATACCCATCATTACGTAAATGTCACAAATCAATACACTCTCGTTTCTGATAAAAGCCAGTATGTAACCGCATATCGTGACAATTAAGATGTATAAAATGTATTTACGCCATTTTTTCATTAGTACCTCCAGTAATCAATTCGGAATATGGAAGCTCTTCAATCCATTTGCAGAAATCTCTCCACTCATCCAGCTTATGTCCTCGACGACTCTTATAAATATTCGCCAGAACCTCATAATTCATCATGACATTTCTGGTCTGGTTATAGCTGCTCGGAAGAAGCTGAATTATATTCCACCAGTAATCTTTTCTGGAAAATTCATCTTTTACTTTTTGCGGTAGTAAATCATAGTTAATATATATTTCTCTGAAAATATTCAAGTCGTTAATGATCGCTTCTAATGAAAACGCGTCACAGGTCAATTGCTCCGTTGAGAAATCCTCCAGCGTGAATTCTTTCGCTGTAATCTTGTGCATGGTACTACAGCTGTTAGCGACAGTTCCGACTTTATATGTATCAAATTCTTTCCACCAATATAAAGGCGCTGTGATCCTCACATATACCGGCATCATTCTCATAAACTTTCTATGATCTGTACCGGCATTGGATAAACGCTGCATAAGGGAGTGATCACTTTCGCCAAGATCGAATCCTACAATATCGTATCCGGCGGTTACGTATTCACTATCACTCTTCTCCCAGCTATTCATCGGGTTGCGCATACCCTCAATGATAAACTCCATCTGTTCCGGACTCGCCAGAACTACATGTTCTAATTTAATACTCATTCGCAATACCCTCCCAGTTCGATATTTACAAGTTTTTCAGCTTCGATTTCCAAAATATTCACTTCGATATCGGACACATTCTCAACGATGGACATCTGCCCCCTTGCAATTTCTTTTTCGTAAAGTTCTTTAATTCTTAGATCTTTAGCTGCTTCCGCTGCGTATTTTTCCGTATAGATACCAAATATATTTTCTATATGTCCGTATCCATCATAATAGGTATTTCCATGAACCACATATAAGATCATCCTGTTCTCCTTTCAGAATATCCAGATCCCCACCAATCTGGATTATTATGCTCCTTAGTCCAGCATAGCCCACGTTTTTAATTACTCTTCTTCCTTCTCATAAGGAATCTGGATTACATCTCCACCAGGAACCGTGACCGACTGCATAAGCTGACCGGTTTCCTCATCAAAGTAAATGTTATCCATTGCGTGATCCCACTCTTCGAACTGCTCAGCGATGTTTCTACCCTTTTCCTTTCGCATGTTGATAAGCTCATCATGAACTACACGCCTCCAGGATCTGGCAATCTCCATACGGCTCTGAGCAAGAATGTTGTACAGTCCGTTCTCAGTCACAAAGTTGACGGAACGTCTCTGGCCTGCTACTACCAAAGGTAGTTTCAGCTTTTCGTCCTCTTCACACATTTCAAGCATTCTCCACTCATTGCCGCTACTGTAACCGATAGCATGACTAATATCTTTTGCCTTGAACAGCGGAGCGTCCAGATCCCCATATACATTAAGGCGCTTTCCTCCAAATGAAATACTTCCAGCAATTTTAATCTCTTTACTCATCTCTGTTTATTCCTTTCTCTCTGTAATTTTATATCCATAGCTTTCTGCAATTCTTCCGGTGTAATATCAAAAATGGACTTAAGGAATTCCAGGCAAATATAAGCATCTGCCATCTCTTCCAAAAGTCCAATTCTGTTATCGTAACCTCGAATCTGTTTACTGATCTGTTGAGTAAGCTCTGCAAACTCTTCCATGGCAATAGTGCATTTTAATTTCCATGGCTGAGTCTCAACGCTTTTACGGATTATCCGTCGTCGCTCTTTTTCTGACAACTCGATATCACTATTCATCCCCTGGATAAATCTACTTCGATCCATTGATATCACCGCCCTTTTATTAAATTGGTTGTAAAACCAGCGGTGCATAATTTGTTGTCAATATCAAGAAGATCATGGACATAACTACGCCTTTCGTTAGTAGTACAACTTCTTTTCAATTCCGGAACGGTAAATGTCTCCTCATCTAAGAGAAGACCTTTTAAAATCGTAACGAACGTTTTACCATTTCTACGACCATTCGGGAATGAATTAAGTTCGCCTTTTAAATATTTCTTTTGCCAATCATATAATTCAAATCCGAATACCATTTCAATTCGCTTGAAATCGCCAGATAATAAATCATTCCATTGAACTTTCATTTTTCTTTTCACATACTCAGCCTCATCAATCTCAGCAAAGCCGTTCGGAGCCTCTTTGAAATATCTGTTGATTTCAACTCTTTCGAGCGACGGAGTAATTACATACAGAATTCCAACAGTATCGAAATCACCATTTTTCGGATCTACCAGGAATTCTTCCGTATAAACTTTATATGCTCTATCTGCCGGCATGTAAGGCATAGTAATTGGATACAGTTCATCCATAACAGTATCAATCAGTCCACTGTGATACGGAGCATCCGGACAGTTGATGTTCACGCCATGATAGCGATCAACGTCTCTGTACTTAACCGTGCCGTCAGCATACACGTACTTAAATAAGGAAGACATGCGTTTGCACTGATAGTTACACTCTTCTCCCTTCAGACCACTCATATCAGAAATATCACTCCATACCTCGTTGGTATCCTCAATTGGAAGAAGTGGCTTGTTGTTGATCAGACGGTTCAGAATAGCCTTAGTCAGCCCAATGCTGAATCCGGAATGACCATCCTCGCACAGGGAGTGAAATGCTTTTAATGCACTCTCATAGCAAGCACAACCGTAATCCCATTCTCCGTCTTTCCGGTCCGGCTTTTCTCGACAACAAGCAATGGCGACCTCGTTTTCAGCCCAACGCTCAATGCTTGATTTTTCACGGCAGGAACCGATAGAGCGGTTACGATCGTCGATGTACTCATTCGCAAATATCTTTCTGGAATCTACGCCGAATGCCTCAACAATTTCCGGAAGATTCTCATTAACAGCATCGAAGACCAGTCCTTTTTCGGCTGACCATTTAACTGCTTCATCCAGCCGATTTCCAACTCTATTTGTCCAGAGAATCAGCTTTTCTCCGTTGGTCTGTCTCTTTTTCAGATACTCGATGAGCTCCTCGTTCGGCATACCGATCTCTGGCCATTTGTTCTCGCATAAAGTCCCATCAAAATCCACTGCAATAATATTATTTTCCATTGTATTCGTCTCCTTTAAATAAAAATAACCTAGCTACGTATCAATAGTAGCTCTTCTACCATATTCAGAAGGCATAGTAGATAGCCTTCACCGGTTTATTTCAAAAATATAAAAGAAAAAGACCCAGCATGTTTGATATGTCCCCGTCAAGTAGATTTTGGTTATTTACCTTGTCTACTTAAGAGGGTTCATATCAGTTTCCATACCGAGTCCCTGTTTTTTTAATCTTCTCTTTGAAGAATCATGACTTTATTATAAATCCCTTCTCCAAGTAAATCCATAAGTGCGTTTCTGTATTCTGACGATTTGGCAGTTATAGACCATATTTCTTTTGCTATTATAGATTCCGTCTCCATACGACTTCCTTCAATAATGCTAACTCTATGTTCTGGATAACTACATAATTCATCATATACATCCTCGTCCATGATTGCTTGTACGTAAATTTTCATATAATCACCATCCTTTCTCATAATGCAACTTGTATTTTTTGCGAAATATATTTTTAAAATGTTTCCCACGGATTATTCATCTTCTTTAAATAAAAATAATCCGCAAGATTATAAACAAGATCGACTCGTCTTTTTTCCTGCACTTTAATATCCGAATCAGCAGTGTTGACCTGCTCCTCCAGTGCAAATGCTTTGTTTTGTGCTCCCTGAATTCCAAAAATACACATAAAAATAACCGCTACAATCCCAGCGATCACAATAAGTACCAGTTTCCAATTTTCTTTAATTGCTTTCATCTTTACTTGTCCTCCTTAATGATCCCGATAAATTCTACCCGCTCTTCTGCCAGACTTACAAAATATCTTTTTCCTTTATA